GAGGTAATCTATTTTGGGCTTGATACGGTTATCGACTACTGGCGGCTGTTTCCGCTTCTTTAGCGCGTTTAATTCGCTCTGTGTAAGCTGGATACAGTTGTAATAATCAATATCCCGCTCGGACAGCTTGCGGGATTCTTGGGAAAGGTCTTCGGAGTCGAGGAACCACTTGACGTATGTCTCGTGGCTGCCGTAGTCGATCTGCTCTTTATCTGCCATGCTGTCTCCGTACCATCTCGCGACGGTAAGAATTAACGGGGAGGGGTCGGTATCACCCGTCCGGTTGTAAGGGTACAGCCTACGCTAATGCGATCATTGACTGCATAGCCTTCCGGCCTCTACTCCCCGCTAAAAGCTTCACTGCCTCTCGGCGTTATTGCTACTTTTAAGCCTTCAACGCATCGCGCAGGCTCTGGCGTTCAACCCAAATGTGCCGCCGCTGTGAGTACCCGTAAGGGTTGGGGAACGGCTTGCAATTCAGGCTCTGACCATTTCAAAGGAGATATCCCCCTGCCTATACTGATTTCCATTCGTCGCTGTCGTCGTCCCGGTCAAACTTGCGGTCCCAACTATCCTTGACCTTTTCCTCTACTGGCTTCGGTCGTATCCATGGCCGGGACATGCAAGCGTATCTTATTTCATCTGCGGCATGATCTTCGCCGTCTGTGTCCACGTCCTCAATGTTGTGCTGATCGTGCTGCAATGCCGGGACGGTGCGTATCGTGTCAACACAGGTATTGAAAAAGTAAATCATCGGCTGTCCATCTATGCCGATCAACCTGTCATTTAACTGTGTCCATCCCGGTTGCCGCTTGTTGTCTCCCGGCTTCCATACCAGCGGCAGCATTGAATTGGCTATTGATGGTCCGCCGTCTTCTTTAAATATGGCCGGGTCTGCTACTCGGTAGGCTATCCGGTCATTCCCTTCCCGCTCTTTGATGCCTGCCGCCACTGCCGCCGCGCTCATCTTTAAGCCAACGTTCGGAGTACTCATGCCGTACCACTCACGGTATCGTATCAGTGCCGATCTCGGGAACTGCGTCAACTCGCCGTCTGATACCGCCCACCATCCAACTGAAAAGGGCCGCGCTGAACCCCAATCCAGTGAGCAAAAGCGGGTCCACTGTGACGGCAGCTCAACGGGCTGGATAATGTGATGCTTTGACCAATTGGAAAAGAACGCGCCTGCTACTATGTTCCAGTTACCCTCTGTCCACGCTAACCTGAGTGCTTCATTACCTTCTGTCGCTGCCAGGATGCGGGAACGGTAGTTTGGGTCATTTACTGCCAATATCCGGTTGTCTGCCAGCTTCGAAGGTATGTAGATCCTGGTAAAGCCTGTTTCCGGGTCAGTGTACGGTGTCAATGGCGGTGCAACGTCAATATACCTGCGCTTCACCCATACATGCCCCACGCCGCCAGGGTTGCCCGTTGCCCTTACCCTACATGGGACGCCATGTGCTGAGCGGAGGGTGGATAGCATCTTGAGAAGGCCAGAAGGCGTTGCATACTCGGTGACCTCATCAAATGATATTCCGGTGTACTGGTGTCCGTGGTAGCGCCCATAGTCCTTTTCGTTCTCAATGTAGCGCATCTTGACGGTTGCGCCGTTAGGCCAGTACCAGCAATTTGAATAGGGATTGTTGGCGCTCGGCTGAGTCTTGAAAAAGCCTCCTGAGCCTGGAAATATCTCACATGCTCGCTGCTGTAGTTCTTCAAGTTCGGCGTAGGTCTTCCGAAACATGATGCCGCGCCACTTGTCGTGGTATTTGAGTGCTCCATCTTCCTGGAAGCCAAGCTGATAATCACTCTTGCCGCCTCCACGTTCGCCTCCGAAAAATAGCTCATCGCACCAATCGGCATCAAGTGCCGCTAATTGCGGTCCAATTTGCGGGCACCATACCATAGCTAAACCCTTGCAAAGTCGCCATATATTCTAACCGCCGCCGTTTTATACGCTTGATGCGCTTCGGCTTGTTGATCAAATCGCCCCAGAAAAACCTTTTTGCCATTTTCTCTGATGTATGCTGCCCACTTGTTCCTGTCAGCATTCCAATAAACGCCTTTCACCCCGTCGTCCCTGCGGGAAAGCGCATTCGCCTTATTCTCCGACGATGTAGCCGCCCTTAAATTGCTTATTTGGTTGTTGGACCTATTGCCGTCTTTGTGGTCTATTTCTTTGGGCAAAAACCCGTGTTCCAACAAAAATATTATTCTGTGAGCAAGCAACTTTACCCGCTTACTGCCAACTGTCACCCTGACGCGATGATAACCGTCTATGCTTTGAACTCCCACCTTTTGACCGGCATACCTTGCATTAAATTTGCGGAACTCTCCAACCGACGCAAAATGGGAAGCAGGCCGATGTTTCCATGTTAATCCGCCATCGGATAGCGCAAAGCACTCCTTTATAAAATCGTCATTTATCAAAGCCATAACGCTTTTCCCATTCTTCGCGTGTGATGGAAGGGCGAAGGGTTACTTCGGCTTCGGTCTTGATCGGGCCACCGTCTTTCCCGGTAACTTCCTGTTTCACTTCCTGCTGATCTTTCCATCCCGCGTTATTCTTCATCCAGAAGATCATCGCCGCCTGGTTCTTACCAAGGAACAACTCTTTCTCCACAAATGCCCGTATCTTTTCCTTCGCTGCTTTTATAGCGTCAAAAAATTCTGGCTTGTCTTCGTAATTACAAAGGGTTTCCCTTGTGCATCCAAGCGCCACGCACAAGCCGTGAACGGTGTAAGGGTATATTTTGTCATCGCAAAACTTGAAATACGCCTCAATCTGTATTTTCAGCTCTTCGACGCTGTTAAATTTGGCCGGTCTTCCCGCTGGCATCAACTCGTCCTCACCCAACTATCGCTGTACGTCCCATCCCCATTATCCACTGTCGTAAGCTGCCACACTGTCCCATCGCTAGCCACAATCCTATCTGCCACCGTCCCCGGTACATAAATGGTAGTCCCACCACCAATATCATCCCACGCCTCGGGATCGTGCGATTGGATATCGAGGGTAATGGTGCGCTCGGAAATCAGCCCGCCCGCCGTGGTGATCTTGTTGATAATATTGTGCCGTCCTGGTGTACCGGTAACAATGGCGCGTGCTGCGGTATCGGTGCTGGTCTGCGCTGAGATGGTAACGCCGCCCTCTTTCACTGACCATGACGAAACAGAAATGGTATCACTTGCCGGCAACCACGCCGCCCAATTGACGGTATAATCAAGCACCGCGCCCTCGGTCTGTTGGTATGTTACCTTCCGGGCTTGCAGCGCGTTTATGGTCCGGTCAGCTACGTTCATTATTTAACCCGAAACTTTTGGTATGGTTGGCTAGCGGTAATTGTGCCGTTTTCCATATTCAATTCAAGCGGATAAAACTTTAAAAGCGGCTTACCGTCCCATATAAAAATTTCTGTTTTGTCAGGGTATAACTCAAATCTACCCCGCTGCCGGATAGCCTCGATGTTCGCCATTGTAATGCCAGTTTCTCCAGCGTCATTGATCGCCTGCATGATAACTGCATCTTTACCGTGCCCCATGCTCTTTGACACATCCGCGGTTATTGTGCTCATCACGTTGTTCATTCAATCCTCGTAATGCTTCATCAGCCACCGCAGTCCGCTGAAGTAATCCGGCACTATCACCCGGCAGTCGATCAGTATCCCGTCCTTAAAACTCATTGCGTGTATCTTGCCTAGTGCATCGCTGTCGGGGCAGAAAAGAGAAACGGGCCTTTCCTCGTTCAAAACGTGGTCGGCCCGCTCGTTCATCGGTGCGCCCTCATTTGTTCCATAGCGCTAGTATACGCTAATTTTGTGCGCTATGCAAAATAATTTGTTGGGTAACGTATTTTTTATTGACAAGGGTAATATAACTTGATATAACTTGAAACAACGAAGCAATTAAACAGGAGGTGGGGAGATGAGCGCAACTGAGAAGGTAAAAAAACTGATGGATTTTATCCGCTCCGGCAAAACTGTGTATATCCAGACCGCCACCCGCTGCACCAAGATCGACAAGAAATGCCTGACCAAGTTTGAAAAGGGTGGTCACACACTGCTGAAGGCGGTCAAGGATTCGGTATACATGGCATCTGGAAGCAAGTTTGTGTGCATCGACTACTGCAAAATTACTGTAGCATAAAAGGAGAAAACAAATGGACGCAATAGAATTTAGAGCTTTTCTGAGCCTACTGATGTGTTGTGACCCTTGGCCTTGTGATGACAATGGCAACCAAGACACCGTAATTTTTTACGCAAACCGGGAATCGGTCGAGCGCGGTTATACCGATTGGATTGATGCGTATCATAACCACTTAGGGTAACACTAACCCCCGCCACTGGGGACACAGGAGGGAAGGACGATGAAACACACACCGGGAAATTGGGTAGTTAGTGGATATAATATTAATACCAGTCATGGTGAAATCTGTGTGGCGCAAGTAAGTAATAGTTCCATCCATTTTGATGATAACCCCGAAGAAGTATCGGCTAATGCTAAACTTATAGCATCGGCCCCCGATATGTTTAGAGCTTTAGTAGATTTTATTGACGAAATGGAAGATCAGAACATTAACAACCCGGTTTTCAACTATGGTCTTCAATGCTGCCTGTATAATGCTCGTAAGGCTATAGCTAAAACTGGGACCTAATACCCCCCCCTAACAACTCAGCCCCCAATCACGGGGGCTTTTTAGTTTTCTTCCAAATATCCGCCGTAAGCCGTCTTTACCTGTTAACCTTGCTCGACTATTCACCCGCCCAACAAAGTTGCTCCTGCACCGTATTTTGTACGTTCTTCACCCACTCCTGCTAACGCGCCCTCACTCCTTCACCACCTCGCGGGCTATTGTCTGGCACTTTCCGCAATCCCTTTCAAACTCTGCACAGAAAATATCATTACATCCTATCTTGAATAAGGCTACTCGATACTTCCTCGCCTTCTCCGTCATCTCGGCAAGGTCGGCGCGGGCTTGGGTGAGTTGCGCCTCAAAATACTCCTTGCTGCCCACCAACGTTTTTCGCTGGTCTTCAATAATACCTGATAGATTAGCTATCGCTTCATCTCTCTCCCCCTCCACCTCTTTCAATTTGTCTCGGAGGGTGGCGAGTTCGTCTATGCACTCACGGATAACCACCCTTGCCCCGGGTTCACCGCAACGCACCAAATATTCTACGGCGAAATCAATTGTTTTCATCTCTTCCCCCTTCGCGCCGGATGGCGGCAGCAATTTCCTCTCCTGTGTAGCCGTCTGCGCCATGCGTATCTGCAAACACGTCCGCTATCCTCGCGCACCGCTCCTTCTCCTCCCGCTCAGCATCGTCCAAGGCTTGCAGGAGATTAAAGATAAGCTCGTACTCTTCGGCTTGCCCAAACTCCGCATCATCAAGGATACGCTGAGGGTTATTTATCCACTCCCTCGCCCTCTCCCGCAGGTCGCTCTTTTCGCTCATTTGTCATTCTCCTCAAAAGGATTACTAATCTCCTCGTCCGCTTCGGTGCATCCCATAGTCGTACAGGTACAGGTGTCCCGCAACGAATACCACCGCCCCTTGACACAGTAGGCGCGGCATGTGCAATAATTGCAGCCGTCATCTAATTGCGTGAAGTACGTACAAGGGACGTCTTTCGAGCAGTCTTTGCATTCGCGCTCA